GCGTCCCGCCACGGCGGGACGCCCCCCAGGGAGATCCTCATGCCCACCCACAGAAAAAAATCGAAGAAGATCTTGACCTGGATCACCGGCCCCGACGGTCGCCCCATCTTCGGCAGCGCACTGACACAGCCCCAGGGATTCAACCCGCCGCCCCTCGAGCTCCGCTCGCCCGCACCCAAACAAGGGCAGCTACTCTAAATGAAAGCCCGCCTACCAGCCCCAGGAGACATCATCGAGACCAACTACGCCACAGGCGGAGTCGTCCGCTGTGTCAACTACCACCCGGAAGACCACACCTACTCCGTCACCTACACAAGACCACCGAGCCCCCGCCTCTACTGGATAAACAACGTCCGACTGGACGGAGACACCATCCGCGCGGGCGGCGCCGACACCATCAAGATCACCGGCCAGACCACCGCCAACTTCCAGCCGTCCATGCTCTAACCAGCGGCGCCCTCCGGATCTCCTGGCACCTCCTGGCCCATCGCCAGCACCAGCGACAGCAGCGCCTTCATCCCCTGGCGCACGTCGGCGGCCGTCCACAGCTCCGAAGGCTTCCGCCACAACACCCGCACCGCCTCGCGAATCTCATCCGCTGACCCATAAAGCGGCTCCGGCACCTCTACGTGGTAGGTAGTGTCCCCAAAGGTCAAACTCAACTGCCGCTTCACCTGCCCACCTCCCAGGCCCGCAACCGCATCAGGTCAAGGTCCACCGTCCGCTGCGTCGTCGTCGTGTTCCGGATCTGGGCCCCCACCGCCAACTGCGCATCACCACCCCAGTTGTAGCCGCTGATCGTCGCCTGCGGCGTCCACACGTCCCCCACATAGAACTCATACGCAGCCGCCGACGTACTCGGCGCGATACATCGGATACGCAACTTCGTCCAACCCAAAGCCAGCGCCACGCCGGTGTCCTGCCGCGTCGTGCCCGCCGCACCGCCACTCACCACGGCCATCCAGTTTGTGTCGCCAGCCCCCACCCGGCACTCCAACGTCACCCCGTAAGGCGGCTCCGTCGCTGGCCACATCGCCCCAAAGTACTGGTTGACGCTCGTCAGGAAGTTAACACCCACCACCCACGTCAGGTCCCAGTACATAACCCCGAGATTGATGGCGCCGGTAGTCGTGCCCATACCAAGCGAACACACGTAGGCGCTAGTCGAGCTCCCGGAGTAAGTCCCCAGCCGCACCACGCCCGGATGGGCCGCCGACCCCGCCACAGCCAAAGTACTGCCACCCCCGACAAGCCAACCCAGCTCCCCGAGCTGCCCGGCAGCATTCGTCCCAAAGATAAAGTCATCCGCCAGGTCCAGCATCCGCAACGGCCCGTGCCGATGCTGCGACCAGGCTCGCCAGTTCGACCCGTCGTAGAGCAGCCAGCAACAGTCTTGGGTTCCCAGGAGGATGATGTCCTCACCACCCGCGCAGCGGATATTCCCGCGCCCATGCTGAAGAACAACCGCCCGGTCATCGTGCGCGGGGTACACCACGACCTGCCGCCCCGCCACCCCGCCGTTGACCGTCACCAGGTCATCGCAAACGGCGTCCCCCTCCGTGTCCACGGCGAACCTGGCGGCCCCTGGCGCCGTGATCACCCCCGCCGCGATAGTCTGTTCGGCCCCCGCCGTAAAGTGCGCCCACGGGTCCGCCGTGTGAGCTCCGAAGCTCCCGCTGTCCACCAGCGTCCACCATCCCGCCGAGTTCGCTATACACAGCGCCCCCAACGCCGCATACGTCTTCACGTCGAACCCAGCCGGCAACGCCGGCGGCCCGGTCGCCGCATACTCCGAGTAGGAGTCGTGCCGGTCCGCCGTCAGCACCCCGCCGTCACCGGCCCCCGTGTGGTCATGGTCAGCAGCCGGCGACCCCACAGTCGCGCCCACCACGCCCACCAGCACCGCCGAGGACACGTCGTTAGGTTCAAGGAAGGCAACCACGCACTCGCGGCCCGCCGTCAGATCACCACCCGGTACATGGGCCGCCACCGGCACGGACGAGAGCAGCGTCTCCAGCCCGCCCATTAGCCGCACGCCAGCCACACGCGGCGGCCCCGCCGAGTAGGAACGCACCACACCCAGGACTACGCCTTCCGCCGTCAGAGGCATCAGAGACCCCCCAGGCCGAGCCGCATCACGTACAGGCCCTTGTCCGCATCGTACAGGAGCCGCACCCACCGCACCCGCCGCTTCGACGCGGAGTAACCCAGGGCGGCGTCCGTGACTTCGACCACGTCATAGGGCATCTGGCCGACGTTCGGCCCGATCACCAACTCATCATCCCGCGACCCCAGGTCATCGCCCCGCAGCGTCGCCAGCGCCAGCGTCGCCGCCTCCGCCGCCGTCCCACCGGCCCGCCGGAAGCGCACCGACCCCACGTTGAAGTTCTCGAGGGCGGCGAAGTCCAACACCTGCCCGAAGACAGCCGCCCCGACCGCATTAGCGCCGAAGGCCCGCGCCATCCCAGGCCGCGCCACCTCTACGTGAACCCCCGACCGGATAACATGGTCCGTCCCGTAGGCGTACACCGTCGCGTCTGTCTTCTGGGGCCAGACTGTGAAGATGTAAGGCGACTCGCCCAACACCTCATCCTCGACCAGCCCCATGAGCTCAGCCGCCGCCGCCAACCGACTCTGACCGGGCCGCAGCGAGAACGCCGGGAACAGCGCCGTAAGCGGCCCACTCCCACTGTACGACCCACAACCCAGACCCGCACCGCCCACCACAGCCCGCAGCAACCCGTACACACTGTAAACGCCCGCCGCCCAATCTTCCGCCCTCACCACGGGCCGGTCGAGCAGCCAAAAGGCACTCCCCAAGTGGACCACCAGCCGCGACGACAGCTTCTCCCGCCGGTACTCCAACCCCACCACATGCATGCGCGGCCACGGCGACCAGTCGGGCCCCGCCGTCGTCACATACCCCGCACTAAGGTAGACCTCGCTCCCCAACCGCAGGCCCAGCAGGTCGCCCACGCCCAGCTTGTCCCAGTTCAGCGCCCCGTCGGCGTTATCCAGCTCGAGCCAGCCGCCATCGGGCGAGTACGGCCGGTCAACCACATCGCAGCGCACCAGCCGCGAGGAGAGGTCCGTCACCAAGTACAACTGCGAACAGAAGACCCGCGAAGGCGTGGACACCCAGGCCCGACCCGACACCCCCGACGCCAGCCCCGCCAGCGCCAACCCGTAGGTCGCCGTCAGGTCGAACGGCTCCGACTCCCGCCACGCCTCAGTAACGAACGTCGAACCGCTCACGTCGCAAGCCTGCATGACCCGGTCGTAAGCCCCCAGGCCCGTGTAGGCTTCCCGGTAGGCGAACCGGTACCCCGACGCGAACCGCAGGAAGGGCGCCGAGAACGTCACACCCAAGCCAGCCGCCGCCCGCCCGTACGCCATCAACGCCGACCAGGTATTCAACGCCACCGAGTACCCGTCGCCGTAGATGCAGCGCCAGACCCGCGGCTCCAACGTCACCGCCTCAGTACCCGTCACCACCAACTCAAAGTCGAAGTAGTAATTGCACGCCAGCCCGGTAAGTGAGGCAACGGTGTTCGTCCAGTCCGCCTGAGCACCCCAGGCACCCGGAGCCCCCTTGATTTTCCGCACAGCCGCCCCATTGTCGAAGACGACCAGCAGCGTACCGTCAGACTTTGAGCCCACCGCCAAGTAGTTAATCGCCACCGGCGCCGTAAACTGCGAACCAAAGTCAAACCAGGTCGCCCCGTCGTCATTGGAGAAGTACGCCCACACCTCACGATTGGGCGTCCCACCATCAGTCCGCACCGCGAACAGATACAGCCACCCACCCACCCGGCACACCGCCACGGCGCCCCGGAACGTCGAGACCAGCGTCCAGGCCGAGAAGTCAGACCCAGGGGCAGGAGAGGCCACACGCTGCCGGTAGAGGCTGCCGGCAGCCACCCGGAAGCGGTTCAGGGAGCCGTCGGAGCCCAGGACAGCGCAGTGAGGCCCCGCCGCTTCAGCGCCGGAGTAACAGGACGTCCAACGGAAGCGGCGGCGCCCCGCGTACGTGTCAACGAAGGAAACCGTCACATATGGCTTAGAAGACTTAGCTTTTTGAGCCGCTAGAAGGGGGGCGGTGAGGGTCCGCATCCGCTCACGGCCCGAAGTCCGTAGTCTGAGAAGGCCCCGGCTCCTCCGGCGTGTAGACCACCCGACGCCGGACGCGGGCCCGCAACCGCCGCAGCACCAGCCCGTAGGCGGTCAGCCGCTTCGACGCCTCACGCCCCAAGGCATCCTCAGAAGGAGCGCCGCCGGTCAGCAACTTGTGGGCGCCACTGGCGGCGAAGGCATCCAGGGCGTAGGCGGCCCCGCCCAGCGTACAGATGTCCTCCAGGTCAGGGGTCAGCGTGATTGCCGCGCCGGCCAGACTATGCACCGACTCCCACACCACGTTGACCGCCTCACCGGCAGCCGGCACCCAGTCGATGTGCAGCGTCGCCACCGTCCCCCACACATTGAAGCGGACGTACTCCGGCGGCCAGCGCACCGTCGGGTACTCGATAGCCACCACGCGGATAAGTCCCGTCAGCGTCGCCAGACTCAGGTTCCGGCTCGCCGCCGTCACCAGCGCCGTACTCACCTGCAAACCGGAGACGGCGGAAATCTCCGCCGCCGCCCGCTCTAGCCAGCGCTGCAGCTCCGCATCTGTGAACTCTTGGGGGGCTGGTGTGTCGCGGAGGTCTTGTCGGACCCGCGAAATGAGGGTGGCGAGCGTAGTCACGCCGCCGCCCCGCTACGCTACCGTCTCAGCTCGAGCGCAAGGGAAAAGGTGGATGGAAGTCGCCGTGAGGATGGTCCCGACGATCTTGTTGCAGTCGCCGCCCGTCGCAGGCGCCGACTCAGTGTACTGGCCGTTCAAGGCGCCCTCAGCGCCGTACACAGCGCCCCCGGGCGTCGCCCCGGTAATCCGGCCGCTCAGAATCGCCTCGGCGTAGCAGGTGATGGTGTCGCCAATCGCCCCGTCCTCGCCAGCGATGTACTTGACCTGGATAGCCGTCCCGGTGGTGGCCAGGGCGCGCTTCCAGCCAGTCGAGAAGCCAACGGCGTCGCCCTTCACCACCGCGCCGGCCAGCAGCAACCGCACGGGAAAAGCCGCCTGCTGGAGCACCCCGCCCACCTGGGCGTCTGTAAGGGCCAACCTACTCCTCCAACTTCGGCGCCGGACCCAGTCGCTTCATCTTCGCGCAGTGGTAGGGGCCGTCCCAACCGTCCTCGCCGGTCTCCGTCACCACCGCCTGAAGGCCGCACTTGTGGAAATTCCCCGCCTGGTCCATACCACCGGGGCACTCGTAAAGCGCGTCGCGCGGGTCAACCACAGGGCTCGGGGTCTTGTCGCTCATCCTACGTCGTAAACGCCGCCCCACTCAGGCCGGTCAGCCGAGCCATGCACACCGTCGAGAGCATGGCGATGGTCATGTACCACTTCACCCGCTCGCGCTCCGCGTCCTTTGTTTCCAACGTCCCCACCGACTCAACCGAAAGGCCACCGCCCTCCGGCTCCAGGCCGATAAGCCCGTAGTTCTCAACGCCAAACTTCAGGCCGAAGACGCTCGAAGAAAGACCCCCGGTCTTCGACGTGTAGAGGCCGCCCGCCGATATCGTCTCGACGTCCCCCTGGTAGTCGCAGATCGCCACGGGGATCCCCTGGTAGCTCAGGGTTTGCGGACCAAGGGCACCGGGCCCGGCCACAAAGGCGTTACCGCCACCCAGGGTACGGGCGCCAGCGTTGATAGCCCGCCGAGTCCGCCGCGTCATCATGAGCAGGTCGGGCTTCCCAGGCCGCACCAGGTCGATCATCTGTTCCAGGGCGGTAAACGTGCCAGCGTCCGCGACCGCGTCAGCGGAGATGTTCACCGTCTGAGCCGTCGGACAGAGCGTGTGCAGCCCGTCGAAAGCCTTGGGTTCCGTCGCCGCCACGCCGTAGATGAAGCGGTCCTCAAAGGTCCGCTGGACAGCCTTCGCCTTCTGCATGACGGCCGCCACAGCGATGTCATTGATGTTGAGACGGGTCGTACGCAGGAACTTGTCGATGTCAGCGTCGCCGCCGAGAATCTTGAGCTTGGCCGTCACCTTTGTCACGACCGGAGTACTCTCCTGCCAGACCTCACCGGGGTCGTAGAAGCCGACCGTGGGCAAGGTAGTCTCACGGATGTAGGCGTAGGCGTTGCCCTGGAAGCTCTCGAAGGGCAGCACCTGGAGAACGGGACTCTCCGAGATGAGGCACTCCACTACCCCCGACAGCAGCGCGTCTCTGGAGTAGTTCTCGGCCTCGGCCAGCGTGTGACCCACTGACTAACCCCCCGGCTTGTTCCGCGCGTCCAGACCGGCGCGAATCTTCTCCGCCGCCGAAAGCGAGCTCAGGTCCAAACCCACCCGCGAACTCGCAGCCGCCGGAGGCCGGAAGCCCATCGACGGCTTGCCCGCCGCCAGACCCCGCAACTCAACAAGCGTCCGCTCGCGGATGGTATCCACCAACGCCGTGGCGCTCACCACCGACGCCTCAAGCTCTGCCGCCGTCGAACCAACGACCAACTGCTCAGGCAGGTCAGGGTGCGCGGCCAACACAGCCGTCCGAAGCTCACGCCCCGCCGCCTCACGCAAAGAAGCGAGCTCGCCATCGAGCTGGCCCGCCCTCGTCGCCTCGGCCCGCAGCACCACCAGTTCCTCGTCCGCTACTTCAGCCATTACAGCGTCAAGGTACAACCCCGGAAAGGCCGATGTCAAGCCCCCTGGTCAACTTTGTCAACTTTCCCCCGCTCCGGCGAGACCACCGCCGCCAAGTCCCCGAGCTCGACCAACCGCTGCCTCCACTCGCCCGCCGTGTCATCGACACCCAGGCGCCCCATCGCCGACCGCGCCGAAGACAGACCGCCCGCCACACGCTTGCCCTCGCGGTCAACGTCAGCGTTCGCGTCACCAGGCACGACCGCACCCCAGGACACCGTCACCGTGCCAACCGCCGCGTACTCCGTCTTCGTGAACGTGTCCAGCAGCGACAAGATCATCTCGCCCCGCCGCACCAGCGCGTCACCACGCACCAGCCGCTTGCGGATCACCTTCTGTTCCAGCGGCTTGAGCTCGATTTCCAGGGCCACGCCCGACAGCGACCGCGCGTTATCACCGAAGGCGGTACGCGGCGACTCGGCCAGATCGTGCAGGGCCCGGTAGAGCCGGTCCAGGTAGTCCAGGTGCACATTCACCCCGCCGCCGGAGAGCAGGTCCAGCAGGTACGCCTTTGCCTTCTCCGGCAACTCCCACACCGACCCCGGCTCCATGGCTATATCCTTGCTCTCCTCCACACCCTCCAGCACCGTTACGGGGTTCCCCGAAAGCTCCATGATCCGCGACAGGGCCGTAAACTCCCGGTTGAGCTCCACCGCCACCTCGCGAAGAACCGCCACGTCCGACATACCCCAGGCCGACTTAGGTACCGGCAGGTTCGGGAAGACGACGTAGGGGATAAGGCCGTAGCCGTGCTCCGCCGATTCCACCAACCTGTCGCCCACCCACAGGTCAACCCGTTCCGCCGTCCAGTCCTCGACCGCCGCCACCGGCTTGACCACCACCACGCCCTTGTCCGCCGCCGCCTCCGGCGAAATCATGTACCGCTCTGCCACACGCAACAGCCGCCGCCGGTCGCGAGGGTCCCACCAGGCGAAGAGCCCCTGAACGTCCGGCGCCGTCACCACCACGCGCCCAACGTCGACGTCCCACATGACCTTGAAGGCGCCATCCCCTAGAACAGCCGTGTCTATCTCCGTCTCATAGTCGAGGCGCTCCAACCCGTTGTCCGCCGCCACCAAGGCCAAGGCCGCCTCTGCCGCCCGCGCCGCCGCCGAAGCCGGCTCCGACGCCGCCTCCGGACCAGGAGCGGCCACGACCTCCAGGCGCGCCCCCGACATGACGTAGGACGTCACCTTCTCGACCACCACGCGGGCATAGTTCACCACCAGCCGCCGCACCCGCCGAGACCGCGTCGCCGGCCACTGCGTGCCGTTGTAGAAAGCCAGGTTCGACGCATAAGCGTCCAGCCGGCTCTTGTCCAGCTTCGCCAGTTCCCGAGGCACCGACAGGTCAGACATCACGCCTCCTACCGCGGGCCACCGCCCGCTTCACCGCCGACGCCGCCTCCACGCACAACGCCAGCCCGTTTACCAGGTCGTCGTGACCATCCGAAGGGTCAACTTCCCAGGAGAGAACCCGGCTCGCCGAGTACGTCGCCCGACAGAGCCGGAGTTCCCCCCACATCGAACGCCACTCAGCCGAACCGTCATCAACGTGGGTACGAACACGCCCAGTCCCCGCAGCCGCCTGGAGCCCATACCCCAGGCTCGACTTGCTGTGCTGAGTATAGCGATACGACCGAACACGCGACTCCCCCAGGTGCCGCCGCAGCAACAGCGCCAACGCCTCACCGATGGCCGTCGAATCCACCGCCACGCAGCGCACCCCCCACACGTCCGACAACAGCCGCATGATCTGCGGGTAAACCCGCTCATGCGACTCGCCCCGCCAGCGGTACAACCGCACAATCTCTATCTCCGGGACGTCCGCCCCAGTCCAGACCAGGCGACCCAACACCAGCGCCGTAAAGTCCGGCCCGCGCACCGACGCCACACCCGCCGGCGACTCGCCCGCCACGTCCAGCCCCGCCACGTAGGTCGACAGCGGCGACCCACCCGCCTCCGGCCCGTGCTGGCCCCGCATCATGTCCAGCACCGCCGGCGACAGCAGACGACCGCCACCAGCCAAGGGGCGAAGCTCGTACTGCGTCGTAAACAGCGGGTGAGACGGCCCCAGGCGCGCCCGCTCCGCCTCGACATAGGCCCGATAGGCGGGGTTGTAGGACGCGCAGTGCTCCCACGGGTAGACGAAGCACCGCCTCACGCCGTCCGCTAACTCGGCATGACGGCACGACTCCAACGTCGCCTCCAACAAGGAGGTCTCATCCCAAGCCGTGCCGTAGAGAACAGTCGTCGCATTGTAGGCCGACGCCATAGGCCGGAAGTCCTTATTGAACTTGTCCGGCGCCACGTCCTGAGCCTCGTCTATCTCCAGGAGCAGCGACGCCGTGCCCCCGACCACGTTCGCCGTCGGCTCCGCCGAGTAGAACGTCCACCGGGCCCGGCCCAGGCGGACAATGTGCCCCTCCAACACCCGCGCCCACTGAGCAAGACCGACCCGGTCAAGCATCACGCCGAGCCGGTCAAGCGAATACATCACCTGAGGCCGGAAGGTCGGCGCCGCCTTGACGCCGTTGCCGCCACTCACCATCGACCGCGACAGAAGCACCGCCTCTATCCACGCCGACAACTCATTCTTGCCCGCCTGCCGACTCATCTCTACGACGAAGGTCAGCCCCGCGCCCGTCCGCACCGACTCCAACACGGCCCGCGCCGCCTCCGCCTGGTAGGGCCGAAGCTCAGTCAGACCCACGCTCACCATTCCGCCCCGCCCGTGGACAAGTCCACGCGTGCGGCGCACCACTCGGATTCACAG